TTGGCATCCTCGCTAACAAGGCAGCGACAGCAAGAGAACTTCTGAGTAGGTTACAAACTGCATACGAAAATCTACCAAAATGGATGCAGCAAGGTATCATATCATGGAACAAAGGATCTCTGGAGTTAGAAAATGGCAGTAAGATATTGGCAGCTTCTACGTCTGCAAGTGCTGTCCGAGGTATGTCGTTTAACATCCTCTTTCTCGACGAGTTCGCGTTCGTCCCGAATCACGTTGCTGACTCGTTCTTTGCATCTGTGTATCCTACTATTACTTCTGGTAAAAACACAAAAGTAATTATTGTATCTACCCCACACGGTATGAATCATTTCTACCGTATGTGGCACGATGCTGAAAAAAGTAAAAATGAATATGTCCCAACGGATGTTCATTGGTCAGAAGTTCCTGGAAGAGATTTAAAATGGAAAGAGACCACGATTGCAAACACATCCGAACAACAGTTCAAAGTTGAGTTTGAATGTGAATTTCTTGGATCTGTTGATACATTAATTGCCCCAAGTAAATTAAGAACATTTATTTACGACAATCCACAGACAAGAAATGCTGGATTGGATGTATATGTATCGCCAAAAGAAAATCACGATTATGTAATCACTGTTGACGTTGCTAGAGGAGTTGGAGAAGATTATTCGGCATTTGTAGTCGTGGACATTACACAGTTCCCGCATAAGATTGTGGCTAAGTATAGGAACAATGAAATCAAACCTATGCTATTTCCAAATATCATCCATGAGGTAGCAAAAAATTATAATAGTGCGTTTATTTTATGTGAAGTGAACGATATTGGAGATCAAGTAGCATCGATCCTTCAATATGATTTAGAATATCAAAACCTTCTTATGTGTTCCATGAGAGGTAGAGCAGGTCAGATTGTTGGTCAGGGTTTTTCTGGTAAGAAAACTCAATTGGGAGTGAAGATGTCTAAGACTGTTAAAAAAGTTGGATCACTCAATCTCAAGACACTTATTGAAGAAGATAAATTAATCTTCAATGACTATGAGATTATCTCAGAACTGACAACCTTTATTTCAAAGCACAACTCATTTGAAGCAGAGGAAGGTTGTAATGATGACCTTGCAATGTGTCTTGTTATCTATGCCTGGTTGGTAGCACAAGACTATTTTAAAGAACTTACTGATCAGGATGTCCGCAAAAGATTATATGAAGAACAAAAGAATCAGATTGAACAGGACATGGCTCCATTTGGTTTTATGGATGATGGATTAGGGACTGATAGTTTCGTTGACAAAGATGGGGATAGGTGGTTTACTGATGAGTATGGTGATAGGTCATATATGTGGGAGTATATGTGATGATTGATGATATAGATGATCAGGTAAGTTTAGGACATCTATTATTATCGGACAGAAAATGTAGAGTTTGTGGCGAAATAAAAAATCTTGTGGATAGTTTTTACAGAACAAGAAAAGATAGAGGTCCTGTAGCATCATCATTCTCATATGAATGTAAAGAGTGTACTATAAAAAGAATAGTTGTTAGTAGAATGACAAACACAGTTTTTGATAGGTGGGAATATCCAGATTGGTAGTTCACGTCACTTTTCCCCCGTGAAAACTCAGTTTTTAATAAATATTTTCAGATAAACTGAGATCTAACACGGAGAAAAACATGGCGACTCCTCAATTATCTCCTGGTGTATTAGTCAGGGAAGTTGACTTAACAGTAGGAAGAGCTGATAATGTTTTAGATAATATTGGCGCAATTGCTGGTCCTTTTTCTATTGGTCCAGTCAATGAACCCATTGACATTACAACTGAGCAAGAGTTAATCAATACTTTTGGCAAACCTCTTTCCACCGATGCTCAATATGAGTATTGGATGAGTGCATCTTCATTCCTCTCATATGGCGGAGTTCTTAAAGTTGTAAGAACTAGCGGTGCTACCTTAAACAACGCAAATGCTGGCGTCGGAATTGGTTCAACCACATCACTTTTAATCGAAAATTACGACGATTATCTGGAGAACCACGCGGACGGAGAAGATACCGATTACACTTGGGCTGCAAAGAACCCAGGAACTTGGGCAAACTCTCTGAAAGTTTGCGTCATTGACGACAAAGCAGACCAAACTCTTGGCATCACTACTACCGATTTAAGCAACGCTGGGGCTAGAGTTGGTTATGGCGTAACAGCGTCCTTGGTTGGACAGGTAATCGCAGGTTCTGGAACAACTTCTGCTTTTGATGGTTATCTGAAGGGCATCATCACTGGCGTTTCAACTGATTCTAGCAATAGTGTATCAACTATTGATGTTAAGGTTGTTTCTAGAGTTTCTGCTGCTGGAACCGAGACCAAGATTGATTATGCAGAAGGAAATGCAGTTCAATCTTTCGATACTTCAGACACCGTTTACTTTGTAAACAACTCTGGTATCAATACTGGAGCATTTGGTGCTGGTGCTGGAACATCTCCAGCAACGGCCGTTGATTGGTATGATCAACAAACCCTTGGTCTTACAAACACAACAATTTACTGGAAGTCAATCGCACCAAAACCAGTTTCTAACGTATATACTACAAATAGAAATGGTGAGGGTGATGCTCTCCACGTGGTCGTTGTTGATGATCTCGGAACCCTGACCGGCACTCAAGGATCATTACTTGAGAAGCATGTAAGCCTTTCTAAGGCAAAAGATGCTGTTTCCAATGTCAATTCTCCACAGAAGATCTGGTACGAAGGATACGTCGCAGATTTCTCCGAGTATGTTTATGCTGGAAGCAATCCTTCTTCTGCTGATGATGCTTATCACGGCACTGTACCAGTTGCTACTGGATTCTCGGCAAACTTTACTGCTGTAACAACAGGTCAAGGTCTCTGGGGACAAGATGCTCAAGAGGTAACATATTCCGCAATCGGTAATGTTTCATATACTCTTGGTTCTGGTGTAGACTACTCCGCAAATGGAGGAATGGCAGCAAGTCTGGGCAATCTTATTACATCTTATGGTAAATTCTCCAATAAGGATGAAGTAGAGGTTGACTATCTTATCATGGGTCCTGGTCTTACTAACGAGTTTGATTCTCAGGCAAAAGCAAACTACCTAATCTCTCTCGCAGGAGAAAGAAAAGATTGTGTTGCCGTAGTTGGTCCACACAGAGCTAATCTGATTGGATTGACCAATACCACAACTCAAACCACTAATCTGGTTAACTATTTCAGTTCAATTTCAAGTTCTTCTTACGGAGTCTTTGATAGTGGTTATAAGTACACTTATGATCGCTTCAATAATAAGTTCCGCTATATTCCAACCAACGCAGACGTTGCTGGATTGATGACAAGAACTGGAATTGTTGCTTATCCTTGGTTCTCACCTGCTGGTCAGCAGAGAGGAATCATCAATAACGCAGTAAAACTTGCTTATAACCCAAGCAAGGCAGAAAGAGATCGTCTCTATCAGGCAAGAATCAACCCAGTTGTTACTCAACCTGGAGTTGGAACACTTCTCTTCGGTGATAAAACTGCACTTTCATACGCATCTGCTTTCGATAGAATTAATGTTCGTCGCCTGTTCCTTACCGTTGAGCAAGCACTTGAAAGAGCAGCACAGGCACAACTCTTTGAACTCAATGATGAGTTGACAAGAGCAAACTTCAAGAACATTGTTGAACCTTATCTCCGCGATGTTCAGGCAAAGAGAGGACTCTACGGATTCCTGGTTGTTTGTGATTCCACAAATAACACTCCTGACGTTATTGATAACAATGAATTCAGGGCAGACATCTACCTGAAGCCAACGAAGTCAATCAACTATGTCACCCTCACGTTCGTCGCAACGAGAACTGGCATCAGTTTTGAAGAAGTCGCTGGTCGCGCTTGATCCGCCTACACAATAAATAACAAAAGGAGGAATTAAAAATGGCACACACAATTCAGGACTTCAAATCAACACTCATTGGGGGCGGTGCCCGCCCCAATCTATTTGAGGTTGTTTTAACAGGCGAATTTCCTGGAGCAGCTGCTGCTGGTTATGACGCAGATAATTTTTCAATTCTCTGTAAGGCAGCACAACTTCCAGCATCCAACATCGCATCAATCGATGTTCCTTTTAGAGGAAGAGTCTTTAAGGTAGCTGGAGATCGCACATTCGATACCTGGACCGTTACCGTTATCAACGATACGGACTTCAGAATTCGTACTGCGATGGAAGGTTGGATGCAAACCATCGGTCAATATGCTGATGGTTCTGGTGCTACTGACCCAGCAAGCTATCAGGTTGATGCTGTCGTCAAGCAATTCACCAGAGCAGCTTCAACACTTAATAATGTTGAGGGTGCTGGTATGGAAGTTGCAAAACAGTATAAGTTCTATAGCATTTTCCCAACTAACGTTTCTGCTATTGATCTTTCATACGATTCTGCTGACACCATTGAAGAATTCACTGTAGAATTCCAAGTACAGTACTGGTCTCCACTTACAGGCGAAAACTAATCTAATAAATAATAGAGATTAGTTCAGCAAGTAATAATGTCGTCAAAATTATTTGGGTTCTCTATTGAGGACAATGAACCACTATCTCCAAGTACGGTTTCCCCCGTTCCTCCTAATAATGAGGACGGGGTTGACCATTACTTGAGTAGTGGTTTTTTTGGTTCATATGTAGACATTGAAGGCGTATACCGCACAGAGTTTGATCTCATTAAAAGGTATCGTGAAATGGCACTTCACCCAGAGTGCGATAGTGCCATTGAAGATATTGTAAATGAGGCCGTAGTTTCGGACACTAATGATTCTCCCGTAGAAATTGAGTTATCAAATCTCAATGCTAGTGATGGTATTAAGAAAAAAATCCGTCAAGAATTTAAACACATTTTAGATTTATTGGATTTTGATAAGAAAGCGCACGAAATTTACCGTAACTGGTATATTGATGGAAGACTTTATTATCACAAAGTCATCGATTTAAAGAATCCCCACGAAGGAATTCAGGAGCTTCGTTATATTGACGCAATGAAAATGCGTTATGTAAGGCAGCAGAAAATGAAAGAGACTGATAAACTTCGTCTCGCAAACATGAATTCGGACAATCCTCTGGAGTATGAATTCCCAGAGATTGAAGAATATTTCGTTTACAATCCAAAGAGCGTTTACCCTGCAGGTAATCCAAGCTCAATGAGTGGTGGTCAAAAAGGAATCAAAATGTCAAAAGATTCCATTACTTATTGCACTTCTGGTCTTGTAGACAGAAATAAAGGATCGACTCTTTCATATCTCCATAAAGCAATTAAATCACTCAATCAACTTCGCATGATTGAGGATTCTCTGGTAATCTATCGTTTATCTAGAGCACCAGAACGTAGAATTTTCTACATTGATGTTGGTAATCTTCCTAAAGTCAAGGCAGAACAATATCTGCGTGACGTTATGATGCGTTATCGCAACAAACTTGTTTACGATGCTAATACGGGAGAAATCCGCGATGACAAAAAATTCATGTCAATGCTTGAAGATTTTTGGTTGCCTCGCAGAGAGGGCGGAAGGGGAACAGAAATCTCAACTTTGCCAGGCGGCCAAAACCTTGGAGAAATCACTGATATTGAATACTTTAAGAAGAAATTATACAGATCCCTTAATGTTCCACCCTCAAGAATGGATGGAGAAGGTGGGTTTAACCTGGGGAGATCTTCTGAAATCCTGAGAGACGAACTCAAGTTCACTAAGTTTGTTGGTCGTTTAAGAAAAAGATTCTCAGCTATGTTCAATGATATGCTGAGAACTCAATTACTTCTGAAGAATATTATTACTCCAGAAGATTGGGAGATTATGAGTGAACACATTCAGTATGATTTTCTTTATGATAATCATTTCTCAGAATTAAAAGACTCAGAACTACTTAATGAGAGATTAAACAGTCTTCAAGCTGCCGAACCATATATTGGCAAGTATTATTCTCAGGATTATGTTCGTCGTAAGATTCTGCGTCAAACTGATCAAGAAATTATTGAGCAAGATGCCCTTATCAAAAAGGAAATTGAATCTGGATTGATTCCCGATCCAAATGCACCAATTGATCCAGAAACTGGAGCACCTTTAGACTCAGCAGCTAGTATGGATTTGGGGCAACCTCAAATGGAACCAGAAATTGATGGATCTGCTACTCAGGCCCCAGAAATTCCTGGCGGTGGTGAGATATAAATACCACTAGTTACATATTAGATTAATTAAATGGAAGAACTTTTGGATATGATCGCTACTGACGAATCTCCATCAGATATCAGCGATAAAATCAAAGAACTCTTGTTTGCTAAATCTGCAGAAAGGGTCGATGCTTACCGTCCAGTAGCAGCAAATGCTATGTTCGGAAACGAAATTGAATTGGAGAATGATTCTTCGGAAGAAGAAGAATAATAAATAACTATTAAATGAACTGTAAAGAATAATGGCTTTAAATCCGGTTGGTATTTGCACATCTATAACAACATCAACCACAGCCGCTGCTTCTACTGTTTTCACTCACCAAAGTGCTTACCTTAGAGTTGTTGCTGTTGATGCTGATGCACATGTTGCTGTTGGTACAAATCCAACCGCGACTCCAGAAAACTTTTACGTAGCTCAGGGAAGTCCTGAAGTTATTAGTGTTCACAGACCCTCAGCGCAAAGAGTGATTGGTATCACCACAGGTGCTACAACAACACTTGATTTCCCTGAAGGAACTGGTTCACCATTTGCAGTTGGAGATGCGGTTTCTTTAACTGTAACTGGTCAAAGTGGTTTTGACTTCTCAAATAAAATTGTTTTGAGTGTCAATAACACCGCAGGTGTTAATGGATACTTTGGAACAAGAATTATTGTAGATAATGATTCATCATCTGGTGTTCCAGATCAAACCAGAGATGGACTCGGTACTTATGCCGAACTTAGAGGTGTCTTTAAGGTTTCTGCCTTGGGAACTGGATCAGGCAAACTTTATTTACAACAAGTTCAAACTAGCGGAGTATCCTGATGAAACTTATCAGAGAAGAAATCGAAAAGGTAGAAGTTATTACCGAAGAAAAAAACGGTAAAAAAACTTTATATATACAGGGACCTTTTCTTCAAACCGAACAAAAGAATCGTAACGGTAGGGTTTACCGCCTTTCCGTAATGGAGCGTGAGGTCAAAAGATATACCGATGATCACATTGCTAAAGGTCGTGCTTTAGGAGAACTGGGTCATCCTGATGGCCCAACTATTAATCTCGACCGCGTTTCTCATAAAATCGTTTCTCTTGAACAAAAGGGAAATGACTTTATTGGTAAGGCACAAATCCTCTCAACCCCCATGGGTAAAATTGCCGAATCTCTCTTAAAAGAGGGAGTTTGCCTCGGAGTTTCTTCTAGAGGTATTGGTTCACTTCGTCAAACTAGAGAAGGTTATTCTGAAGTTGGTGAAGATTTCATGTTAGCAACTGCTGCTGATATCGTCGCCGATCCTTCTGCTCCTGATGCTTTTGTTCAGGGGATTATGGAAGGTAAAGAATGGGTTTGGGAAGGAGGTATTCTTCGTGAGAAGTATGCTGAGCAAACCAAGCGCAGAATCAACACTTTAGTTGATCAAAAA